TCAAAGGGTGGCATGAAGAAAACAATGGGCTACAAAGCAGGTGGCGTAGTAGAAGCCAAATGCGGCGCATCTTATAAGGGTTAATTGAAATGTTTAAGTTCTTAATTAAGATTGGTAAAGAGATCTTTGGTACCAACAGTAAACGTGTAGCTGATGACCTAGCAAGACAAGGTGGTACACGTATCCCTAAAAGTAAGGTACCAAAAAATGTAACAGTTAGGAAAGCACCTACAGTAGCCCAGCCTAAGTCCCCCAGCACTGGTCAGTTCAGAAGAAGTCAGCCACCAGCTGCCCGTGCTAACACAGCCCCAGCCGCTCCTAGAACTGCACCTAGACCACCTGCAACAGCCAAACCAGGTAGTAAGCCTAGGGTACCTTCCACGAATACAAAACCAAAACCAAGTACAAGCGTAGCTAAGCCTAAGGCTTCCCGTTCAGGTAGCGGTAGTTCCGGCCCTAGTCGCCCAATGAAGGATATCACACCTAACAGGAATGCACCTGGAAGACCAAGTGGTTCTCGTATTGTGGGTGTGAACCCTAAGGCCATGCGTAGCCCAAACACTAAGTTGGGTGCCCTTGACATGTCTACACCTGAGGTATTGGTTCCTCCTTCTGATGATAAAAAACCAACTAAGAAGCCTTTAAAAAAGACAACAAAGAAACAAAGTGATGCAAACAAGAAGGCAGCAGAAACTAAGAAGAATGCTCCTACTAACGCAGCACCAAAGAAGTCACTTCGCCCTAAGCAACGCCCTGCTGCAGGACCAGTTACTAACGAGTCCTTCGGTAAGGCATTCGCTAGAAACCGTAAGTCTGGTAATGCTACTTTTACTTGGAAGGACAAGAAGTACACTACTCGATACAAGGAGGAAAGTGTTGCCCAGCACAAGAAGAAGTTTGGCGTGGAGGGTAAGTACTGATAGTGTTTAAACTTGAAGGTGATAAAGTTGTTAGCCCTCGTGGTGATGTTCTTGCAGAAAAAGTCTATGGGGAGTGGCAAACTAAAGATGCTGCTGTCCTAGACTTCTTGGCAGGTCAGGACAAACCAAAAAAGAAAGCAGCTCCAAAGAAAAAGAAACAGGTTCAAGAAGAGTTAGCTATGGAAAGAGCAAGAGATGAGAATGGACATTTCATTGCTGATGACCCTGATACAGAAGTTAACGAAGCTTGGCTAGTTAAGACAGTTAAGAAGGTTATTAAAAAGTAATGGTTGTAGCTCGTGCGTATAACACTGTAACAAAAGGTCTAACAGTTACCGCTACGTCAGGCGGTGCCAGTGCTGACCTTCTGTACGTATGCCCTGCTAACTTTGATGCAGAGATAGTATTCCTGCATGTTACTAATGGTGATACTGCTAATCACAACATAAGCCTGCAGTGGTATCACGCAGATACAAATACGTATCACCATATACTAAACGATAAAGCTATAGCTGGTAAAGATGTGTATAACGTCATAACGTCAGACAGGTTATTCTTACACGCAGGTGATAAGATATTGGCCTTTGACGGTACCAGTGCTTCTTTAGAAGTGTTTATGTCAGCCAAAGAGATGTACAACCCTAACAGGTAACGCATAGCGGGGTTGCATTATTATCTGTAGTATGTTATAACTATATGTGTAAAACTAGTCTCCGGTGGTTAACTCAACCACAGATCAGATACAAACGGAGACTATCATGTTTAAAGTATGGGCAAGTTCAGCACTAAAATCAATCCAAGACTCTCAACAAAGACGTGCAGACTTCTGGATTCTCCAGAATATGTCAAACAAAGAGCTACGTGATATTGGTATTTCACGAACTGAAATAAGGCGTACAATTTATGGGCAGAACACTAACTGAAAAACAGCAGAAGTTCTTAGACGTTCTGTTTGACGAAGCCAAAGGCGATCCTGTTAAAGCTAAGAAGCTTGCAGGATACGCCGAAGGTGTGGCTACTGCTCAAATTGTAGCGTCTATCGAAGACGAAATTGTAGACAGAACAAAGAAGTTTATCTCACAGTCTTCCACCAAGGCTGCCTATACTATGTTCAGCGTTATGGCAGACCCAACAGACCTAGGTGTTAAAGAAAAGATGATGGCCGCTAAAGATATTCTTGACAGAGCGGGTTTCACTAAGACAGAGAAGGTAGAGGTTAAGACTTCGGAGCCTCTCTTTATCTTACCATCAAAGGATGATGATGCCTAAGGTTAAGACTGCAAGGGCATCAGATGCAAAGTACCCAACTAAAGTAGAATGGCAGGTACCCCTTCGAGGAGAAAATGGTGAGTGGTACCCCATCATAAGAGTTGGAAGACACGTACCTTTCGGATACAAGCAGGACGAAGAAGATCCTGATCTACTAATACCCATACCAGAAGAATTAGAACTTTTAGAAAAAGCAAAACTATTCCTACAAGAGTACAGCTTACGGCAGGTAGCTCGATGGCTCTCCCAACAGTCAGGTAGGTATATATCACATGTAGGGTTAGACAAACGTGTCAGGATCGAAGAAAAGCGAAGACGAGCTTCCTCAAGCTATAGGAAGTATGCCAAAAAGTATAAAGAAGCGTCGAGGAAAGCGGAGAAGATCGAAAAAGAAAGACTTGGTGGTAGAGCTACCAAAAGAATCTTTGGAGACTCTCGCACAGGACCATACAACTCTGACTCAGAATGACGATGACGTTGAGCAGGTACAAAGAGAAATTATCTTTGAACCCAACCCTGGGCCTCAAACGAGCTTCCTAGCTGCCACAGAGCAAGAAGTTCTCTACGGTGGTGCAGCTGGTGGTGGTAAGAGCTATAGTCTAATCGCAGATCCGGTTAGGTACTTCAACAACCCTAACTCTAGGATGCTTATTGTACGTAGGAGTACAGAGGAACTAAGAGAACTTATCTCAGTATCTAAACAACTATACCCACGGGCTATCCCAGGTATTAAGTTTATGGAGAGAGACAAGACTTGGGTCGCTCCTAGCGGTGCTACACTATGGATGTCGTACCTTGACCGTGACGATGACGTTATGAGGTACCAAGGTCAGGCCTTCAACTGGATTGGTTTTGACGAACTAACTCAATGGCCTAGTCCCTATGCGTGGAATTATATGCGATCACGGCTTCGGACTACAAAAGCTAGTGGCTTACCTCTCTACATGAGAGCAACGTCAAACCCCGGGGGGCCCGGTCATCAATGGGTAAAGAAAACCTTCATTGACCCTAACACACCTAACGAGGCATTTTGGGCTACAGACGAAGAAGGTGAGACAATATGTTGGCCCAAGGGTCATAGTAGGGAGGGAGATCCTCTATTCAAGAGGAAGTTTATCCCTGCGACTTTGTTTGATAACCCTTACCTGTCTGATGACGGGATGTACGAAGCCAACCTACTCTCTTTGCCCGAGCATCAACGGCGTCAACTGTTGGAAGGGGATTGGGACATCAACGAGGGAGCTGCTTTCCCTGAGTTTAACCGTAGAGTTCACGTTGTAGAACCCTTCGACATACCCCACAGTTGGCCTAGGTTTAGGGCGGCTGACTACGGATACGGGTCTTACAGTGCTGTACTTTGGTTTGCTGTATCTCCAGACGAACAGCTTATTGTTTACAGAGAGCTTTACGTATCTAAGGTTCTAGCCACAGACTTAGCAGACATAATTTTAGACCTTGAGTCTTCTGAGAATATAAGGTACGGTGTTTTAGACAGTTCCCTTTGGCACAAGAGGGGAGACACTGGACCCAGCCTAGCTGAACAAATGATAGTCAAAGGTTGCAGATGGCGACCAGCTGACAGGTCTAAGGGTTCTAGGGTCTCAGGTAAAAACGAACTACATAGAAGACTTCAGGTAGACGAGTTCACAGAGGAACCTAGAGTAGTTTTCTTTAATACCTGCTACAATACCATTGCTCAACTACCATCCCTTCCTCTTGATAAAACAAACCCTGAGGACGTGGACACTAAATCTGAAGACCACATCTACGATGCCCTACGTTACGGTATTATGACAAGACCTAGAAGTAACTTGTTTGATTACAACGCTAGCACTCAGCGTACAGGCTTTCAGGCAGCAGACTCAACGTTTGGATACTAAGGAATAATTATGGAAGAAGATGACATCTTGGCTGAAGAAGTCTACATGGAAGATGCTAAAGTATCTTTTATTGAGGACGCAGACGAAGAAGCCTATAGTGATCCCTCAGTAGGAACTATCGTAGGCTACGTTCAGCAACGTTTTGAGAAGGCTGAGACTGCTAGAAATGCTGAGGAGCAACGCTGGATCAGAGCGTACAGAAACTATAGAGGTCTTTACAGCCCAGACGTACAGTTCACTTCTACAGAGAAGTCCAGAGTGTTTGTTAAGGTTACGAAGACAAAGGTACTAGCAGCTTACGGTCAGATCGTAGAGGTTCTGTTTGGAGCAAACAAGTTCCCTATCAGCATTGACCCAACGGTTCTGCCTGACGGTGTTACTGAGGCTGTACACCTTGAGACTGAAGACAGCCTTAAGAAAATGGATGAGAGCCAAGATTCATTAGCTGAGACTCCAGCCCTTGAACCTGGGGAGACACTCGTAGACTTCAGGGAACGTCTCGCTGGTCTTAAGGATAAGCTAGCCCCAGTGGAGGCTGACTTAAAGGAAGGTGAGGCAGGATCACCCACACAGATTACTTTCCATCCCGCTATGATAGCAGCTAAGAAGATGGAAAAGAAGATACACGACCAGCTAGAAGAGTCTAATGCCAGAAAGGAATTGCGTACAGCAGCCTTTGAGTGTGCCTTGTTTGGTACTGGTATTATGAAAGGACCGTTTGCAGTAGATAAAGAGTATCCTAACTGGACTGAGGAAGGAGAGTACTCCCCTCTTATTAAGACCATGCCTAGATGCTCCTCTGTTTCTATCTGGAACTTCTACCCAGACCCAGATGCTGCAAACATGGATGACGCAGAGTATGTCGTTGAGCGTCACAAGATGTCTCGCACTCAGATACGATCCCTTAAGAAAAGACCTTTCTTTAGGGGGAACGCTATTGATACAGCAGTATCCATGGGTGAGTCCTACACAAAAGAGTGGTGGGAGCAGGCTATGGAGGACGACGACCAAGAGGCCCGTAGCGAACGCTTTGAGGTTCTTGAGTTCTGGGGTTACCTCGACACAGACCTACTGAAAGATCAGAATGTTGATATTC